ATGTGCTCGTCTATCTTAGCCTGTGCTTTATCCAATAATTTCTGTGCAGATTTATCTTTGACAATACTTGCACCTTTGTTTACAGCAGGAGGTATAACAGCACCAAGTACTGTACCTAGGGCTATTCCTGTGGGGTCTAGCTCTCCCTCAGTTGCATATTGTTTTGCCGCTGTCGCTGTACCGCCTAGAGTACCGCCAGTAATAGCGGCTACTTTGGCAGTAGCCCCTAGCGGTATAAGGGTAGTCGGGTCAGCAATCATAGCTGTAATGTTTCCCGCTAATCTTGCTTTTGAGTTTTCATCAGGGTCAAAGAACTGACCATAGTCGTTCTGGAGTTGTCGTTCTTTACGAGCAACAATCATTTCTCTACGCTGTTCTGGGGAGGCTTCCATAAAACCTTCACCATACAGCTCTTCTGGAGATTCATAGCTGAAAGCTGAAAAATCATTAACTCCTAAATCTATGTTTATCTCGCCAATAGGAAAACGAGATTCCAACCAGACACCCACATCCGCTAAAAACCCTTGTTCTTCTGCAACACCATATTTAAACTGTGTCCAAGCGTTATCATATTCGGAACGATATATCTGTCCGTTATAAAACCTATCTCCTGCTTTTACTTCATTCTCTTGCAAATAGGCAGAGCTATTAATATCTTCTTGAGTTAAAATTCTACCTTCTGTGACAGCATCTTCAGGTTTTGAAAACACTCTAGTTATTTCTTTGGTTTTTTCGTTATACAAATCTCCAGACAGTATTCCACTTTTCATTAGATATTCAGAAGATTTTATCTCATCTAAAGTTAAAGGTCTATTATTGTTTACAACAACTTCTTGTCTATCTACTGATTGCTTGTTAAGTTTTTTTCTAGGTCTAGTTGCCATATAAAAACCTTTATCCTTTAATAGGTGTTCCCGCAAAAGAGTCTTCTTGTTGAACCTGTCTTCTTGTTCGTGTAGTCTTTTCATCAGGAACAGAAATATCACCAGTCTTTGATTCCTGTAGTGCTTGTTTTAATGCTCCTTCTCTACCTAACTCTGGGTTATTTGTAAATATTCTCTCGGCTTTAAAAAACAATTTTTTTCGTGAGTCTTTGTCTTTGAATATACCAAAAGGAAAACCAGATATTCCTGCTTTCTTTTTATCTTCCTCGCTTAAATCTTCAAAGTATAGTTCGTACTCTTCTTCTTCTGATTTAGTAAGCTGATAAGTTTTAGAAGGTACGGTTTTATCTGCAAGAAGTTTACTACTGGCTGTTTGCAAGTCACCTCCTGCTTCTATAAACTCAACCATTTCGCTGTTGCCCTGTGCGCGAGCTATACGCAACAAACCTTCTCTAAGACTTTGCTGTTGTGCTAGAGTTTGAGCAGTCTTTAAAGTACTTACAGCCGCAGGTAAGTCTCCAGAAACTTGTTGCATTTTGGCTAACTTCATAAGGTCTTCTGGATTACTAAGGTCTAAATCAGCCATAGCTTGTTGNTCTTGTCTTTGTTTCTCAACCATACGAGTAGCTATCTGCTCCTGTGCCGTAGGGCCGCTACTAAGCAAACCTCGGACAGCACCGCCTAGACCTCTAGCTCTCCTTGCGCCAAACTCCATGCGCTGTTGGGCAGGAGTAAGGGTAGTCATAGGGTCAATACCTTGTTTTGACACGCCAGTCAGTAATCCTATTATATCTGTAGCCATTATTTATATTCTCCTAACTTAAAAACCAAAAATGTCACCAATGGACTTAATCCACTCTGGAGTAGGCGCATCACCAAACCCAAGGCTACTAAACAAACCACCGGAGCTTAACCCTGCTATTTCCTCTGGGGTCATTCCTACATACTTAGCCATTAATTGTTCCTGTAGACTAGGCTGACTACCAAGCAAGGAGCTTACTAAGGCTTCCTGTTGTTGTAGTCTCAGTCGATTGGCTAACTCTGCTCCTTGTAGGTAGGACTCTACACCGGCTTGTCCGGTCTGTCCTAACAACTGAGTACCCGCTAGTTGTCCTGCTTGTGCCATACCCGCAACAGGAGTACCTATTCTTAAGGCTTCCAGAGCTTGTTGCTGTGGTGAATAACCTGCACCGAGCAATCCTGTAGCCTGTGTTAATGCTTGCTGTTGTTCAGCCATAGCTTGTTGTCTAGCACTTAGTCCTGCTCTAGCCATAGCTTCTTGTCGTGCAGTTTCCATAGCCAGTAGTTCTGGGGAAGCACCGCCATAGGCCGCTGATTGCACCTAAGCGACCTTGGGACAACAGGCGTTCCTCCATAGCTAAACGCTGTCTTTCTTCTTCAGGGCGTTGTGTGGCTCTTATTTGCTCATAGACATCTGCTTGGGCTTCAGCGGGGGAGACACCTACTTGACCAAACAAACCTTGGGCTTGTCCTAAGAGTTGCTGTTGGAGGGCTTCTTGTTCAGGGGACAACCCTACGGATATACCACCTTCAGGAGTAGTTGCAGTAGTCCCTAGTCCCGTAGTTACCGTAAAGGGTTTAAACTGCGCTTCTCCTACAACACGCTCACCCAGTTCTTCCATAGCCTGTTGTGAGGCTAATCCTAACCCCATAACATCTCCTATGTCCTCTTTACCTAAGTAGTACTCAGCCCCGCCCTTGAGTATGTCCTGCATAAAACCATTAGCCATTATATTAGTCTCCCCAATAATGCGTGTATATCTATTTTTTGAATTGAAAAAGTTGCATCGTTAATCTGTGCTTCAATACCTGTAGTTACTACTTCACCACTTCCACTGGTATTTACCTTTGGTGTGTTAATCAGAATACTTGCTGAATACTCTGCATCTGTATTATACTCGCTAATACCGTACTCCGCTATGTTACTTGAACCAAATGTAAAAGTTTGTTTTGAATAGCCAGAGGAATAGTCATAGGCCCAGTTCAAAGTAGTTGCTGTGTTCTTTACCACCTACAATAGTTAAGTTAAACTTCTTTAGGAATTTTAAATTAGAAGCATTGCCAAAGTCTAAAGGATTACTAAAGTAACGCATCTGGTACTGCGCTGTACCGTCCTTGTAACCATCGTACTTAACTATCCCAGAGTCCTTACCAATGTAAATAGTACCACCATCCAAACGAGCAAAGGACAGAGGGTTTAAGGCTGACCAAGTAGTAGCTCTGTGTGAACCGTCCTGCAAAGGTGCTCTCATGTCAAAGCAATATACTAATCCATTGTCAGGTAGTGTTAGTAAGTAGAAGGACTCCTCTGCACTATAGATAGACTTAATTGGATTAGTTTGTTGTGTAACTAAGTTAATTAAATCATTACGGACATTACGGCTAATGTCTCGCATAGGCATGGACTTTTCCTGTATAGTCCTACCAAAGCTACGCACACCGGAATCAGACAAAAACAATATGTCAGTACCCGTGTGTTGTACGGAATCCCTAGCTATACAACCAATGCCCTCTACAGTGTCCGTAAGAGTCATTGTGGCGGGACTTTGTGCCCCAGAGTACACCAGTATAGACTTCTTACCAAAGATGATTAGAAAGCCATTGTGAGCCGCTAGAGCCGTTATTTCATCGTGACCAGTAGGCCATACTGTAGTCACATCCAAAGAACCAGAAGTACCTCCCGTCCAGTGATGTCCTTGTAATAAATCAGACCAATAGACAGTGTGTTTGTTACCAGTCACATCAGCGGCCCATATACGCCCATATGCGGCCAATACTTCATTAGCCTGTGGTGGAGTACCTGTGGCATGAGAATGGTCTGAATGAGCCTCTAAAGCCGGAGAACCTTCATGGTCAGTATATATTAGAGGTTCATGTCCTCTTTGGTATAAATACCCATGGTCATTTAAGTTAACTATCTTCCAGTTATTACCTGTAGGTGTATAACCAGAGGGAGTTATGTCAACCAAAGTAGTAGTACCAGAGAATATTTTATTATTACCCGCTGATAGTACATACTTGTCACCGCTTTTGTCTACATACTCATAAACAGTTTCTATACCACGACTTGTCCCTAGTACGGAAGCACCGTTAGTTGACACCTCATCCCACCCTTTCCTAGCGGCAATACGACCGGACTTATCAATGACACAGTTATCGGCAATAGAAGCAAAGGAGGGGTCAAGACCTATGGGTGAGTCCTGTGTATTTAACCCGAAAAATCCAGGGGCGGCTATTGTAATATTCTGTAATTGTTGAGCCATTATACAGCATTCCAAATAGTTTCTTCTGGGTGTTGTGAAGCATCTATCGCTATAGCATCTGCNAAGGTTGAGTCAGCCAAAGCAAACAACTCAGCCGCAGATGTACCNCCAGTCTCCCCTCGCTCCCTAGCACTTANAGCAGTAGCNAGNTGTACTACAGGGGACGAAGGTACGGCCAAGGTCTGTGCATCGGCAGTGAAGTCAGCAGTCCTTAGAACAACATTAAAGTCTATAGAGTACACACCGTCAGGCTTAGGATANAAGTCCACCTTGTTATCGCCACTGGCATCCACACCTTTAAAGCTGTAGTACGTTGGAGAACCTGCGGGAGCAGGGACAACTAAGTAAGCATTGTCCATCCAAGTAGAGCCTCTGTACTCCATGAACCTTTTGGATGTTTGGTTTATAACATTTAATATTTTTAAACGGTTCTGTGAATCAGTCAGTGTATAATTATAAGCGGCATCTGAAGTAGTTACTGTTATAGTTGACCGAAGTGCAGTCCAATCCCAAGCATCCTCTACTGCGCGTTTAGCATCATTAACATATTCACCTATTAGTTTTGAATAGGCATTCTCGTCTACAGTAGAGACTTCATTCTCTCTGAGCCTTCGCATTACATTGTTTACAAGTTGTAAGTAAGTCATTAGAATGAATAACTCCTTGGTTTTGTTAAATCTTCTAAAATATAATCATAACTTAAATTTTTATTAGTGTTTGTATTAAATAAGTTTACAAACTCTTCAGGAGGTGCTATAGGTTGTACGGGTGTAAGATACTCAGGAGATATACCTAACTCGGTTTTAAATCTAAACAAATCATCACCGAATAAACCTCTAGTGGTTCTGGTGTCTATGAGGGCTTGGAAAAAATCAGCATCTCT